CTTCTTGAAGGTTTTCACTTGTGACTTTGTGGGGATGCTGGGCATGGTGCCTCGTTCTCCCCCGGAATGCGCCGGGGGTCGCGTGAAGGAGTTAGGCCCACTCGCCGTCTTCCGTGAACTCATAGCCATTGGCGCGGATGGATTCATCGACTTGTTCATCGGCTAACTGCCATTCATGCTCATGCTCCAACATCAAGGAATAGGCTTCCAGTAATTCCTTTTCATATTCCCCTGTGAGCCGCTCAATTTCCTCCTGATAGGTCTCGTCCAGGTCGTCGGCTTTGTCGGTGTATTCTTCTTCCGTCAATTCCTCTTTTTCTTTGGCGAGTGTTGCTGTAAGAGTTGCCAGTTCGCCAGCATACGAGGACGCAATCGTGTACGATTCGCACGTTTCCCCATGTTCCGTAAGGATCGCCTGGCACGATTCGTTTAGGCTCATCGTCAGTTCGCCCGTTGCATATCGACGACGGTCTAGTCCGAATCCCGTGATTTTCAGGCCAATACGTTGAGCCTCGTCAAAGATGCCGTCCCACCATTCATAGTCAAGGGCGCCTGCTCGATACCGGTCCCGTGCTTTTTCTTTCGCCGTCTCGTTGAGTTCGTCGAATTGATAGATCGTGATGGTTACGTTGCGCATAGGTCTCCTTCTGCCGAGATGCGCTCGGCTCGCGTGAGGAATGTTAGGCTGGTTGCCGTGGTTTACGGGTGAAAGTCCTATAGATATTGGCGTGTCCTTTTGTGCTTGAACGTATCAACTCCCGCACCCGTCCCCATGTACATATAGAGGCCGGCATAATAGGGTGACAATGGGTGGCCGCTTAGCCGTCCGGCAGCTATTGCATCACGGAAGGCCGCTTGAGTATCCCTAAATTCTGGCTTGGTTACGTTGTTCATCATGTCCTCCGTTCTTGGTTGAATCCATTTGCCCACTGCACCCACTATAGGAAGCAATGGTCGATTGCCGTGCATGAGCCCTAGTAGGTGCAAGTGGTGTGCCAACCTATGAGGCCCCAATTGGCGTGAGATTTCAGGCATGGTCAGTGATCGAGTGAGGCGAAACGGGGCAGGGTTATCCACAGGCCTGTGTAAACTCCGCGATAATACAGGCGGTATTTTGCCACGTCTCGAAAGGGATACGATGCCCCGAAACGCCACAGGGCGAATCAGTCGGCAATCTGTGTGGCGCAAAAGTGCCCCAGTGGGGCAGGATGGTACGAGTGCGATCTCGTTACTCAGGAGTATAGAAAGGGTTGTAGTGTTCGGCGGGGCGGTTGCCTTTGCGAGAGTTGCAGGATTGGCAGGCTGGAACGATGTTCGATTTGACGTGCTTTCCGCCCTTGGATACGGGGATGTAACGATCCTGAGTGAGGCCGGTCTTAGAATATCCGAAACAGTAGTAGCAGCGGTAGAAGTAGCGTTCGAGAATCTCGCGCCATTCCTCTTTCGTCACTCGTTGCTTGCGTGGCGTGGATTGCATGGCGCGCATGCGTTTTACATAGGCGCGTTGTTCGTAGGCGTGATTAACGGCTTTACGCTTTGCAGCTTGTTCCTCCCATCCCGGATTGAATGGTTGTTGGGTATGGATATAATCAATAGGTGAGAGCGGCTCAACGGATGGGATTCTGCGAGGGAGCTGTGTGTAGCCTCTATTCGATGTGCCCATTTCCAAAGATCTTTCTGAGTGCGGCTCGTCTCGCTTTAGCCGCTCGTGCCTTTTTGAGTGCGTCTCTTTGTTGCTCAGCGGTGAGCCTTGCGGCTCGTGCGAGTCCACCTAATCTCCCTAACGCTTGCGCGTGCGGATTCTTCATGGTCAGATTATAACCATTCTGTAGCGGTACAGCAAGAGGCTAACTAATTGATTGCGCGAATGTATTTAATTGCCCACTTGACTTCGTTCCAGGATTTGGGCATATCTTACATTTCGGAGCGGCGAACAGAACGCGAAGCGTTAGCCGCGGAGACCTAGGGCGACATCGTCGCACGTTATCCCCTCCGGAGCGCATCCGGTGAAGGATGCAAGATCACCACCCCGTCCGCGCCTGCGAAGCCGTAGCAGACGGCGAAGCGCAGCAGGCGTCCGCTCCCTCTTGACAGACTGACACAAACGGCCTACAAACCTGTGCCTATGGATACTACGGCTCCCGTGCCACGCCTCAGAAAATCCCGTGCGAAAGCCACGAAACGGATAACACCTCAACAGCAGCTCTACGCCGATTTCCGGGCCCAAGGCCTGACACAGGGAGAGGCCGCGCTACGAGCGGGGTACGCGAATAAAACGTCCGCCTACAAAGCCGATAAAAATCCCGCCGTTAGGGAGCATATTTCAGCCATACAGCGATTGGCCCAGGTAAAAACCGCCTATACGGTTGAAATGTCAATGCAGGAGGCCTTCGATACGATGGAGTTCGCGAGAGAGAAGGGAAATCCGATGGCCTACTGCAAAGCCGTCGAGTTACGGGCGAAGCTGTCTGGCCTGTTGATCGAGCGGGTCGAAGTATTCACCGCGGACTTACGTTCAGCACTCCTCGCCGCGAGTAAGCGCGTGGTGGAAGTGAGCCCTGGCTGTTATGATGTCCTCACGCCTGAGCACGTAGCGGACACGGGTAGCAACGAGGCAGGTAGCACGCACGATGCGTCAGCCAACGGACTGCGATAGGGGGGGGGTGGTGACGGGGCGGCCCCAAAGATACGGCTAGCGTGCTCACGTTGGAGTACCTCTCCTGTCGCGAGATGCACGGTCGTTGTATTTTTTTTGCGTGATGTGCTGTGACGGTCGCCGGTGTCATGCAAGGTGCCAGGGGGACGAGGCTGGCGGGTGGGAATTTTTTTGTGAAGGGGTGCCGTGATGGGGCGACGGATTGCGAGTCTTCGGTTGCGGGAGAAGCGGGGGGCGTATCTGTTGACGGTGCGGCTCGTGGGGCAGGAACCGATGGCGGTGGGGATGGATCTGAACCTGGGGCATATCATGTCGGCGTGGAGTACGGTGTTGCGGACGGTGCAGGCGCGGGAGACGGGCGTGCCAGCGGAGGAGGCGACGGCGTTGACGGGCTCGATCGTGCTGACGCGGTGGGCGATTGAGCCGTTGGTCGTGGCGCCGTTTCGGTGGCGGCTTGAGATGGAGAGTGGGCCGTATCGGTTTGCGTGCCATGTGGATGACGAGTTGGAGCATGTCACGGATGCGTTCAGTGCGGCGATGAAGTTCTTTGGATTGAAGTATGGGCTCGTGTCGGTGTATCCTGAGATGACACGGAGTGTGGCACGGGAACGGGAAGGACTAGAGGAGGTGCGACCATGAGGGGACTGCTGGGGTTTGTGTTGGGTGTGAGTGTGGCGACGGCGGGTTATGGGTGGGCGGAGTGTTGCCGTGCGTTCAATGTGCCATTCGATACGCAGTTGGCGATTGAGGAGGCGCAGCAGGAGGCGCGGCCGCGTGACGCGTTTCGAGTACCGGAATCACCGCTGTGGGGACAGGGATTCGATCCCTGCCGCCGGTAGATGCCGCCGAAGGGGACGCCGCAAGACGAGATGGCCCTCGTCACGTTGTTGCATACGCCAGCCGTGAAGGACGATCTCTATCATTTCGTCATGGCCGCGTACCCGTGGGGGAAGGCGGGCTCCGTCTTGGAGCACTATGAGGGGCCGAAGCAGTGGCACAAGCAGGATCTCAAGGATCTCTCCGATCATATCCTCACGAATCAGCAGCGGATGGCGAGGGGTGAGACGCCTCGGATGTGGAAGAGTGCCACGTCCGCCGGACGCGGACCGGGCAAATCGGCCAAGATGGCGTGGCTGGTCGATTGGATGATGACGACGCGGATCGGCTCCACGACGATTATCACGGCGAATACGGAAGCGCAGCTCAAGACCCGGACCTTTGCGGAAATCAGTAAGTGGACAAACTTGTTGATTAACGCGCATTGGTTCGAGCAATCGGTCCTCTCGATCAAGCCCGCTCCCTGGTTTGCCAAACTGGTCAAAGAGTCCCTCGGTATCGATTGCGGCTATTACTACGCACAAGGACAGTTGTGGTCGGAGGAGAATCCCGACGCCTTTGCGGGCGTCCACAACCCCTTGGGCGTCTTCCTGGGGTTCGATGAAGCCTCGGGCATCCCGACCTCCATCTTTAATGTCGCGGCCTACTTCTTTACTGAACCCACGCCCGATCGCTATTGGATCGTGCAATCGAACCCCCGACGCAATAGTGGCGGTTTCTACGACTGTTTCCACGCCACGAACACGGACTGGCGGTTGCGGCACTTGGATATTCGCACCGTGGAGGGCATGGACCAGGCCTTAATTGAGCAGGAAATCCAGAAGCATGGGATCGATTCAGATGTGGTCCGTATGGAAATCCTGGGGGAGTTCCCGAAGCAGGGGAATAAGCAATTTATCGGGAACGATCTCGTCCGCGCCGCGCAAGAACGGATCATCGAGCCGGACCTGGGTGCGCCGTTGATCCTAGGGGTGGATATCGCCCGGCAAGGAGATGACGAATCGGTCTTTCGGTTTCGTCGAGGCCGTGATGCGCGGTCGATTCCGGCGATCCGGTACAAGAGCCGCGACAATATGTTTATTGCCAATCAGCTCGCCGCAGTCATTGACGAGTATCGGCCTGATGCCGTGAATATCGATATGGGCGGCGGTGCCGGGGTCATCGATCGCTTACGGGAGATGGGGTATAAGGTCTATGAAGTGGTGTTCGGCACGACCTCATCATCACCGGAATGGGCGTTCAAGCGCACCGAGATGTGGGCAGATATGCGAGAATGGCTGAATGGCGGCGCGATCGATAAAGACCCGCGCCTCTTTGGGGACTTGACCGCGCCAGAATGCCGTCCCTATGGCAAAGCGGGCGATCAAACCATTCTCCAGAGCAAGGACGAAATGCGGAGTTTAGGGTATCGCTCGCCGGACGATGGCGATGCGCTGGCGATGACGTTTGCGCGGAAGGTCTCACGCAAGGATAGTCCGACCTCCACTTCGACACGGCAACTTCGGCGTGTGAAAGATCTTGACTACGCGATCTTTAGCACGGATACGCATTGACTTTTCGCGTCTGACAGCGTAGAACGCACAGGACGACACACACAGAGAGGAATGCAGCGATGGGTGGAGGCGTCAGTCCGTTTGAATGGATCGTTCCGCCAGTCGCGTTGGCGCACAGCTCGATTAATATGGCCGCTGATCTCGCTGGGGCCAAGAATGTGAAGCTGACTACGCCAGGATCTTCAGATGACCAGGCAAATCGTGAGCAAGACCAGGGAGACGCAGGGCAAGAGGCTGCACGCAATGCGACCCAGCAACAAGCGACGGCCGCCGCGCAGGTCGCACAAGACCGAAGCCCTGAAGAAGAAGAACGGGCGAGGATTCGCGCCAAGTCCGCGTCTGAACTCTTGGGCGGCGCCGGACGACGCCGGGCCTCCCAGACCTTAACCGATTCGACCGCTTTACTATCAGGAGCCGCACGCTAATGGCCGGTATTTTCAGCTCACCACCCGCGATTGTTGCACCACAGGCTCCGCCCGTGGCTCCGACATTGAGTGATGAGACTGTACAGGCGGCGACACAGGCAGAACTATCCAATGTGCGGAAGGGACGCGCCTCGACGATCTTGACTGATCCACAGACGCAACGACCCTCCTATCTGACGGGAGACTAATGGCTGACGATACCCGCGCCGCCGAAATTATTGCCGAACAGGAACGCTTGGCGGTGGAACGGAGCCACCTAGACCAAGTACGTGAACAGATTGCCCTCCGCATTCTTCCGCATTACGCCACACGCTTTCAAACGCAAAATCGTACCGTCGTCACGCCGGTCGGACAGCAGAACACGCAGGAGATGATTGATGCGACAGGCGCCTACGCGCTTATGACGTTTGCTTCGATCAATGAGTCGATGCTCACGCCGCACCATGCCCGCTGGCATACCGTCGTCCCATCTGATAAATACCTCTTGAAGGATCGTGCGACCCGTCTCTGGTTTGAAGAATTGACGGACTTGCTCTTTGCGTTGCGATATGCCCCGAAAGCGAATTATGCCAGCCAGAAGCGTGAAGACTACATGATGCTTGGCGCGTTCGGGGATGGGTGCTTGTTTATCGATGCGCTGAAAACGAAGTACGACAAGGGTTTTCGGTATCGTGCCGTGCATCCAGGACAGATTTACTTTCAAGACAATCATCAGGGGATCATTGACAAAGCCTTCCGACGTTTCTCACTCACGGCGCGACAGGCCCTACAGGAATTTGGGACGGCGCTCCCGAAAGAGATTCAGGACCAAGCGTCCGATCCACGCCGAAACAGCACGATCCATTGGTTTATCCATAAGGTCGCCCCTCGCGAGGATTACGATGAGGAACGGCTGGACCTGCGAGGGATGCCGCATACCTCGGAATATGTTTCCGTTACTGGTAAGACGATGTTGCGTGAGGGCGGGTATCATTCGTTTCCCTATGCGATTAGCCGCTATGTGACGACGCCGGGTGAAGTGAACGGGCGCAGCCCTGCCATGATGGCGCTCCCTTCGCTGAAGTCGCTCAATGAAATGAAGAAGACGATGCTCAAGCAAGGGCATCGTGTGACCGATCCGATCCTCTTAGCGCACGACGATGGCGTGGCCGATGCTATTGGCTTCAAGCCCGGCACGGTCGTCTCTGGTGGCGTGAATGCTGATGGGAAACCGCTCGTCCATGTGTTGCCGACCGGCAATCTAGCAGCAGGGAAGGATGCGATGGAGGCGGAAGTTGTCTCGATCAATAACTTCTTCCTTGTTAATATGTTCCGGCTCTTGGTCGATAAACCGCAGATGACGGCCACGCAAGTTCTCGAAGAGTCCCGCGAGAAGGGGGCGTTGCTCTCCCCGCATATGGGTCGGCAGCAATCGGAATCACTCGGCCCGCAGATTGAACGTGAAATCGATCTAGCGCGAGAATTACGCCTATTGCGGCCCATGCCACCTGCGCTACTGGAAGCGCGAGGGCAGTATTCGATTCAGTACGATTCGCCCCTCTCCCGTATGACGCGGGCCGAACAATCGGCAGGGCTGTGGCGAACATTGGAAAATCTCATGGGCGTGGTGCAGGTCACGCAGGACCTGTCGCCCCTCGACCATTATGATTGGGATGAAATTGTCCCCGACATCAGTGATGATGCGTCGATCCCGGCTCGGTGGCGGAAATCAATGGAGAAAGTGTTAGCGATGCGGGATGGCCGCGCCAAGCAAGCCCAAGAACAGCAGCTCTTACAGGCGGCTCCGGCTGCCAGTAATGTGTTGAAAACCTTGATGCCGCAATAGGCGGGAGTCTGACGCGATGCCACTGGTGAAATCGAACAGTGCCTCGGCCTTCCTGACGAATCTCAAAGCGGAGTTGCATGCGGGCAAATCAAAGAAGCAGGCCGTCGCCATTGCCTACGCGATGAAACGAAGGGCCTCGAAGTGAATCTCCTTGAGCGCGGCATGGCCCTTCTGCGGCATCGGTCGATGTCGTATCGGGACGTGTTCTTGGGGCATGGACGGTCCAGCGATGAGGTGTTGCAAGACCTGGCGAAGTTCTGCCGTGCCCATGAAAGTACGTTCCATGTGGAACATAGTATTTCAGATCGACTCGATGGCCGTCGAGAAGTCTGGCTTCGCATTGCCCATTATTCGCATCTTAGTGAATCTCAGTTGTGGGATATTTACGGCAACAAAAGCATTCAATCTGAACCGGAGGACTAATCATGCCTGACGACATCACACCCACGACCACGCCTGCACCAGCGGCGACGACCACATCGTCTCCGGCAGCGGCTCCTGTTGCTGCGGCCCCACCCATGACTGGCGCAGGTACCTTCGATTGGAAAACCGCAGGTGTCAACGACGAAGGGTTGGTCCTCGTCGGAGATCGTCAATGGAAGAATCCTGGCGAGTTAGTCACCTCGTACCGCAATCTGGAAAAGTTGAGTGGCGTGCCGCCTGACCGACTCCTCAAATTGCCAACCGAAAAGGATGGTCCTGACGCCTGGAAGCCAATCTTCTCCAAATTAGGGATGCCAGATACCGCCGACAAATATGTGGTGCCCGTGCCTGATGGTGACAAGGGCGATTTCGCCAAGGTGGCGCGTGACTGGTTTCATGGCGCGAACATGACCCAATCGCAAGTCACGAAATTGACGGAGCAGTGGAATACATTTCAGGCGGCACAAGCAAAGAGCCAGCAGGCCGCGATAGAAACGCGCAACCTGACCGATGTGACGGAACTCAAGAAGAGTTGGGGGACGGACTATGACGCGAATGCGGGGCTCGCGGATCGCGCCGCAGATGCCTTTGGGATCGATCAAGCCATGCTGGACGCGCTCAAACAGGTAGCCGGACCCAAGAAGGCGATGGAGTTCCTGCATCAAGTCGGCAAGAAGCTCGGCGTGGAGGATAGCTCAGTGCCGGGCATGGGTTCCCGCGACACCACAACATCCATGACGCCGGAGATGGCAAAGGCGGAAATGGATCGGCTCAAACAGGATAAGACCTTCGCCCAACTCTTTGCGAGCCAAGATCCACAGCAAAAGATGGACGCACGGAATCGGATGGCGCGGTTAGCGCAGGTGGCCTTTCCGGGCACCACCACGGTTGACTCACGACGGTAGTTGACAGTGGGCGCTGTTTCCTGTACATCAGTAGCCACTACTCGGAAGCCCTCGTATGAGGGTCGAGGCTCGGTTCGATAACCGGGTCCGCCCTATTTCAGGACGGGAAGCCCTTTTCTTTCACCTTCTTGTGGAATTAAGAGGTTTCCCATGCCTGGAGTCAACGTCCCCGATCATTACACCATTAGCTTCAGTAACAACATCACGATGCTCCTCCAGATTCAGGGGAGCCAGTTGCGCGGATGCGTGACTGAAGGTCACTACACGGGCGAGAAAGCCTCAGTCGTAGACCAGATCGGTTCCGTCGAGATGCAGGATGTCACGGGCCGTTTCGAGCCGAAGGTTCGCACGGATGCGGCTGTGAACCGTCGGTGGGTATCTCCGAACGATGCCGACCTCACGCAATCCATTGACGGATTCGACAAACTCCGTTTGATGACCGATCCTGAATCGACCCTGGTGTCCAGTGCTGTCCTGGCGGCTGGACGGAAGATCGACCGCTACATTATCGCCGCCTTTATGGGCACCGCGATGACCGGCAAACTCGGCACCACCAGCACCTCCTTTACGGCTGGCAACGAAATCGATGTTGCGGTGGGCGGAGCCAGTAGCCGCTTGAATGTCGATAAACTCCTGGCCGTCAAGGAATTGATGTTGGCCCAGTTTGTTGATTTCGACCGCGAAGAAGTCTACGTGGGTCTGACTGCGAAAGACCACAGCGAGTTGCTGCGGCAGATCCAGATTACCAGCAGCCAGTTCAATGGTGGCGATAAGCCGGTCCTGAAGGACGGCAGGGTGGACCGTTTTCTCGGCTTGAACTTCAAGCCCTGCGAACTGTTGGAGTCGGCAGCGGCAGGCACTAACGAGGTCAACGTGCCGGTCTGGTGCAAATCTGGAATGCACTTGGGTATGTGGAACGACATCACCACGTCGGTCTACAAGAACATGAATTTAAAGGGCGAGCCGTGGGAGTCGTACATCTACATGACGGCTGGCGCGACCCGCATTGAAGAGAACAAGGTGTACAACATCGAATCATACCGAGCGTAGGCAGTACTAATCATTTGATGCCCAGCTCCGAGAACGGGTTGGGCCATAAAGGAGTGCGAATATGGCAATTGATTTAACTCTCAAGGGCGTGGAGATTACGAACCGCGAGGCGTCTCCTCGTGTGCTGAATAACCCTGGCCTGGGCGTTGGGGCTATTGAGAAGTGTGCCTACGGGTATCTGGCCTCGGTGACAGCCTCATTGAGTGCGACCTCAATCATCCGGCTCGTTAGCGTTCCCTCGAATGCGATTGTGACGGATTTGCGAATCTCTAGCGGCGCGCAGACCGCAGGGAAATTCGACATCGGCGCATATCGGACGAACGGAGATGGCGGCGCAGTTGTCGATCAGGATTTCTTTGCGACGGACGTGGACTGCGCCTCCGCCGTCGTGAATGTGGATATTCTGAACGAGTCCACTACGAACACCCTGGCGAAGCAAGCGCAACCCTTGTGGCAAGCACTGGGGATGACCTCCGACCCGAAGGCGATGCTGGACATCTGCGCAACTGTACATACGACTGACATCACGACCGGCACCGGCGCGTTAGCCTTGCGCGTGAGATATGTTCAGTAGTCATACCTAACAAACTGAGCCGTTAAGCACGGCGAGGAGTACGATTATGCAAATTGATCCGATTACGATAATGGGAGAAGTGAGCACGGGCGTCGCGGCTGATGGGACGACGCAGAAGATTCGACTGGGCAAGAATCGTGAACTGATTATGGGTCTAGCGCATGGGCAATACGCCGAAGCGTCACGGCGTGGAAATCTGTTCATGGCACAAGCAATTGTGACGGCACCTGTCATTTGGAGCACAGAGGCGGGGACGGGTGGACCGTTGCTGTGGAATGGTTCATCTAATGTGAATGCGAGCATTCTCGCTGTCGGCATCTCACATACGATTGTGACAACCGTAGCCGCAGCGATCGGATTGACGGGCGGGAATGGGCAGTCTGCGGCGCCTACGTCTACCACCGCCATTGATAGCACCGGCAATCTGCTGGTGGGCGGTGCAGGGTCCGCCTGTACAGCCTACCGCGTCGGGACCACCGTGGATAACAAATGGTTCATGCCACTCGGCTCGTTCCATACGGGGGCATTGACAGTGGATACCTTCGGTTTGGGATGGATCGACCTCGGTGGACTGTTGACGGTGCCGCCAGGTTCGTATGTGTCGGTGGCGGCCTCAGCGACGGCGACAACCTTGGTGATGCAGGCGTGCATCATATGGGAAGAGTTCCCGATCTAGTCTAGGCATGCGTGTAAGGAGGCATTGTGACAGATTGCAGATACGGGCATGCCGCTGGAAGAAATGCCTCCGGTGATTGCGTCCAATGCAATCGAGATCGTGCTGCGGCTTGGTACCTAAACAATAAAGACCGAGCGATTGCAAGGATTTTAGCGTACAAGAAGGCTCATCCAGAACAGTATCGGGAGTATGGCGCAAAGTTTCGCGCATTATTCCCGGAGAGAAAGAAGTTACACGTCACAAAATGGCAATCAGGCAATACGGTGAAACGCCTGATTAGCGAGAGCAGACGGAGAGCCAGAAAGCGGAGTGTTGGAGGAGAGTTTACGGAAGGGGATGTCTCGCGTTTACTTATTGCCCAATCAGGAAGATGTAATTGGTGTGGTCAGTGCTTAGATGAGCATTTCCATGTTGACCATATCATCCCAATGATTAAGGGCGGGAGGAATGACGCGATGAACATTTGCCTAGCATGTCCACCGTGCAATACCAGGAAAGGTGTAAAGTTGCCGTCACAGTTTATGGCGGAGCTTGCATTAAGGTGATTTATCGCCGATAGATTTTACGGGCTATTGCTGAATCAGCACATGCCCTCACAAGTGGTCGAAGGGGCAGCAACTGGCGGTGCCGGTGCGACCGTTGAGTTGCGTGTGAACGATACGGTCTACGCGAACAAGATCAATGTGATCTTGGCTGTAGAGAATTTGCTGAACTATTTGCGGAGCAGCAAAGAAACCAGTCCAATCGCCTAAAGTGTGATGCGGGGGCCGTGACGACTTGTTGCGGCTCCTGCTTCATGCGGAACAAGGAGTACGATGGCGCGACACCATACTCGCGGACGTGTCCCTCTCAAGGAGCACGTCCCTATAGATCCGCCCGCTGCGTTCGACGATGCCCCAACAGTCGTAGCGCCTCCTGAGCCGGAGGAATGTGGACCAGCAGAGGTCAATGTCCCCACTGAGATAACGTGGGGCCCGCTTGCGCCCTCTGAGCAGGAGCAAGAGGATCTGGTACGCCGCATGAACCGTCGTGCATCAAATGTGGCGATGGAGTTTCCGGTTGCCACGATTATCCGCCCGAACGGGACGATGATTCGCGCTACGCTGCATGAGCAGGCCTGCGTTGGCCAGTTGACCAGTGCATCCGTGTCTTTATGGGAATGCGAACTTGACGCCTAATCTGGTGGAGAAGGGCTCGTTATGGCGATCAGCAATGTCTCGATTGCAAATCTAGCCCTGCAAAAGCTTGGCGAAGGGTCGATTGTCTCCCTCACGGAGGATAGCCGCAATGCCCGGTCGATCAATGCCTGTTTCGAGGCGTTGCGCGATCGAGAACTCCGGGCCTACCTCTGGAAGTTTGCCAAGAAGCGCACCACGCTAGCACCGTCTTCAGTCATCCCTGATTCGTCTTATGCACTGGCCTTTCCTGTGCCGTCAGATTTTCTGCGGCTCATCAAACCTGCACGACTCGGACTCGACTGGAGCCTGGAAAATCACGAAAATGCACTGGCGATTCTCACGAATGATGGTACGTCACTCTCGATTCGGTACATCGCTCGCGTGACTGACCCCACACTCTTCGACCCGATCTTTGTCGAGATGCTTGCCTGCAAGTTGGCCTGGCATTGCGCGGAACAGTTGACGCAATCGAACACCAAGAAGTCGATGCTCATGGAAGAATACCAGCAACATCGCGCCGAGGCGCGTCGCACGAATGCCTTTGAGTTGCCCGCGCAGCCCCAACCTGTCGATGAATGGCTCATTAGTCGAAGTAATGGGCAACTCGCCAACAGTGAATGGACGGAAGAATAAGTGCCAAACGTCGCTCCGATTCAAAATAACTTCAATTCCGGTGAGTTTTCAGGACTCATGCAGGGGCGCGTGGACTTCGAGCGGTATAAAAGTGCGCTCAAGGTCTGCACAAATCATCTCGCGTTTTTGCAGGGCGGACTCACGCGCAGACCAGGATTTCGCTTCTGCGATGAAGTGAAGGACTCGACGAAGGCCACGCGGATCGTCGCGTTTAAGTTTTCAACGGTCTCGGCTTTTGCGCTAGAGATTGGCGACCAATATATCCGGTTCAAGAAAAACAGAACCCCGATCTACGACCTTACGCTCACGATCACGGCGGCCACGGCGGCTAATCCTGTCGTCATCACCTACACGGGCACCGATCCCTCGAACGGGGATCACCTCGACATTTCTGGCGTGGTCGGTATGACACAACTGAACAGTCGTCGTTTTAAGGTGGCAAACGTCAATGCGGGCGCAAATACGCTGGAATTGCAAACCATCGATGGCG